GATATAATAAAACAAACTGGTAATGAGTATGCAGCTCTAGTGAGTGATGGTGTAGAGGGAGCAGATGTCGGTGGGTTCATTGATACTGGTTCGTACATCTTTAATGCATTATTGAGTGGTTCTATTCATGGTGGATTACCATCTAATAAGATTACTGCAATTGCTGGTGAGTCTGCAACTGGAAAGACGTTCTTTGTCATGGGTATGGTTAAGAGTTTTCTTGACTCCAATCCAGAGGCTGGTTGTTTGTACTTTGAAAGTGAAAGTGCGATTACGAAACAAATGGTAATTGATAGAGGTATAGACCCCTCTAGAATGGTTATGATACCAGTCACTACTGTACAAGAGTTTCGTACACAGGCAATTAAAGTGTTAGATAGTTACCTTGCAAAGAAAGTAGAAGACAGACGCCCTATGATGATGTGTCTTGATAGTTTAGGTATGTTATCAACTACGAAAGAAGTTGAAGATACATCTGATGGAAAAGAAACAAGAGATATGACAAGAGCGCAAGTGTTGAAGGCTGCGTTTAGAGTACTGACTTTGAAACTAGGTCGTTGTGGTGTTCCTATGGTTGTGACTAATCACACATATGACTCTATGGGAAGTATGTTTCCCACAAAAGAAATGGGTGGTGGTTCTGGATTGAAGTATGCAGCTTCTTCTATTATCTTTTTATCTAAGAAGAAAGAGAAAGATGGTACAGAAGTTATTGGTAACATTGTGCATTGTAAGAATCATAAGTCGAGATTGACTATAGAGAATAAAATGGTTGATGTTCGTTTGTCTTATGAGAATGGACTTGATCGATATTATGGACTATTAGAACTTGCAGTCAAGTATGATATCTTTAAACAAGTATCTACAAGAATACAATTGCCTGATGGTAAGACTCAGTTCGGTAAAACTATTATTAATAATCCGACTGAATATTTTACTGAAGATGTAATGCAACAGATTGATGATGCAGCCGCAAAAGAATTTAAGTATGGAGGACATATTGAAGAAACAGAATCCACCGAATAGAAAAGATTTTAGAAAGAGTTGTAGTTATTATTATGTAACATTACTACTCTTACTGTCTGTTGTTTTTCTAAGTGGTTGTATAACCACTATGCCGTCTTCAATAGAGGTTGCAGCTCATGGAGTAAAGACTGTATATAATAAGTGTTCAGACCTTGACAGATGGAATTGTTTGTGGTATGATGATAAGTATTAAAATGAAAGTAGTCGATAACCTTTATGGTTACAAGTATCGTGTAAGATGTGAAAAGATTATATTATGATAAGTAGACTAGCACCTTGAGTGCAGCCGCAATAGACTTGAAGAACTACTAGAATTTTAATAACGAAAAGATAAAACAATAATGCGAGTATAGTATAATGGTATTATTACTGATTTCCAATCAGTTGAAGTGGGTTCGATTCCTACTACTCGCTCCACATAAATCACTTGGTAACATTTTAAAACTTATATATACTTTCTCCAACCAATAAAGGAGAATCAATCTGGTCAAATATAGAGTTTGCTCTAAGCAAGTTCTTCACAAAGATTTGAAGTTAGTTGATGCCAAAAAGGTACTTACCCAATTAAAAAATGATAGTGATAATGATGAAGAAGTTATTTACGAGCTAGAAAAATATACTGAACCTAAACCTAAAGTGTTGACAACAGTTTGGGTAGTAGATGAGGAACACCCAAATCTAAAAACATCCATACGAAAAAAGATATAGTTACTCCTTATAAATAACACAGTAAGGAGTCTAACTATGTCTGAAAATTATTTTATGGGTCTTGATGGCTTTGTCTGGTTTACTGGAGTCGTAGAAGATCGTAATGATCCAGATGCTTTGGGGCGTGTTCGTGTTCGTTGTCTTGGATTTCATACAGAAGATTTAATTGACTTACCTACAAACAAGTTGCCGTGGGCTCATGTCATGCACCCAGTTACAGATCCATCTATGCAAGGGTTAGGAAACAGTCCTTCTTTTCTTGTTGAAGGTAGTTGGGTAATTGGTTTCTTTCGAGATGCAGTTGAAAAACAACAACCTATAATTATGGGTAGTCTGCCTGGAATATCATCAAAAGAACATGACCCAACAAAAGGTTTTAGTGATCCTCGTGGCCCTACTGCAACTCAAGATGAGTATGCTGGTACTCCAATATATGGCCCATATCCAGTAGATGGTATTGAATATCAACTTTCCTCTGGACACGATTTTGGCGAGTCTGATACAAGTAAACTCGCACAAGGCGAATATTCGGAAAGTCATAACTCACTTATTGCAAGACGAGAAAACAGACAAACAGAAATACCAATCGCAACACAACCATATCTTTCTACAGTATCAGACGAAGCAGTTCAAGAAACTCGTAATACGTTTGATGAACCACACCCAAAAGATATTGATTTTAATTTAGAAGATTCAGATACCTATGGAGATTATGTTTCTGGAAAGTATCCTTACAATCATGTATTTGAATCTGAGTCTGGACACATCACAGAAGTAGATGATACACCAAATGGAGAAAGAACATTTCGAGAACATACTTCTGGAACATATGAAGAAGTAATTGCAGATGGAACTAAGACAGTTAAAGTTGTTGGGGATAACTATGAAATTATTGCTGGTGGCTCTAACGTCTATGTAAGTGGTGCAGTTAATCTCACAATCGGTGGAGATGTTAGACATCTTGTAAAAGGTAATTATCATTTAGAGGTAGAGGGAAATTATACACAAAAGATACATAAAAATATGAGAACAAAGATTGGTGCTGGAGAAATAGGTGGAAATCTTGAAGAAGAAATAAACGGAACTCATTCATTTAATATTACGGAAGCAGTTAAAGGTCGCATTGGTGCAGATGTCAACGTAACCACAGAGGGTAATGAACAAAGAATTAATAATGGAAAATTTATATTAAGTGCAAAGAGTGATATAACTGCAATTACAACTGGTGGAACAATTCGTCTAAATGCAAACAACAGTATCTATGCTTCGTGTACTTCTGGTATAATGGCACTAAGTTCTGGTACAACATTGTTTATGAAGTCTGCATCACTTATGACGATTGCATCTGAAACATCAATTGATATGGATGCAACAACACTTATTGACGTTACTGCACTTACTGTTGATATAAATGGTGGCACACTTATTGATATTACTGCACCAACTGTTGATATAAATGGTTCAACAGCGATTAACTTGAATTAGGGAAATTTATGGCAGGTATATGTAGAAATGGAACAGACTCTGCTGGAGGAGCTTTAATTGCATCACAATCTACAGTATTTGCAAATGGAGCTGCAGTAGTAGTTCATGGCGATTCAGTTACAAATCATGCACCACCAATAATTCATGCTGCACCAACTATGATTGCTGGTTCTTTTAAAGTTTTTATTGGAGGTGTTGCAGTTTGTAATGCTGGAGATTTAGCCACTTGTGGACATGCTGCAAGCGGTTCATCAGATATAAGTGTAGGTGATTCTGGAGTTTCTCAAGTAATAGAATGGGGTGATCTTGTTGTAATAGATGAAATAACTGGCGAGGAGACAACTCAAGTAAATGTAGAAATTGGATTTATCGATCAAAATATTGATACTGTTCTTGGAGTTAATGCTGTGTTACGTCATACTTTTAAAAAACCTACATCAACAACTACCACACCATCTTCTACTGAAACAACAACTACCACAACATCAAGTGTATCAACTACACCACAGTCGGTGTATTAATATGTCACACCCAAGAACAAGCGAAAAATTAACTGGATATCCTTCATCTATAAAAATTTCTGGTAACTATGTTATTATTGGTGCTAATGCTGGAGTTCTTAATTATGATAGCATTATACCTGATACTGTATATATCTATAATGTTACTACTGGAAAATTAGTCCACACAATACAAAATCCAAACGATTATAATCTTGCTGATGGAAACTCGTTCTTTATGCATGTAGAAAATACAAGAAGTGGACTACCTCCCAGACTCATTGAAGAAGAGGCGTTGACAATCTTAACACCTGCTATGAGAGATGATTTCGGTTTATCAGTTGGAATATTTGGCAATAATGCTATTGTCGGAGCTCCAGCTGAAGATATTTCTCCACACGGCATTCCACAATATGGTGAATCAGTAGTAGGTATAATTGCTGAGAGTTTTGAAGATTCAAATTGGTTTGTCAATTATAATCGTAATGATCTTGTTATGGAAAGATTGACTACATTAAAATTTTATTATACTGAAGAAGAATACGAAGAATACAGGGGCCCTTTAACTAATATGAGAAAACAACAATGGATGATTAATGGGCAAGGTGTTCGTGTTGTGGGCTTCCCCCTGACATCCTATGTTACTGATGATGGTGTTATTCAATCTCAAAGACCAGCCGTAATTCAATCAGTTCAAGGTAGAAATGGTGCAAGTGGTGATTGGTTTGATCTTAATTTTGGAGAAGACTATTATTACAGACAAGACTACTTCAATTCCTATTGGGGTGGATTTGAAATCCTAAAAATTTTATTCAGCCCATCAGTAAATAGTTGGCCCGGCGGGGCCTCCTCTGTTCCACAATTTAATCAGAAGGGTCAAGACTTTACAGCAGTAAAGATAACTTATGCTTATAGAATGGAGACTTCTGCTGGTGCAGATGTCGGTAGAGTATATTCCTATAATGTTACTACTGGAAAATTAGTCCACACAATACAAAATCCAAACCCAACTATTAGCAAAAATTTTGGAAAAAATCTTTCAATATCTGGTAACTATTTTATTGCCACTACTAACGGATTTGGACTAAATGCCACTAGTTATCAAGGCGATTTAATACATATTATGAAAGCTTCTACAGAGAATTTTAAAATTGTTAGTGAAGATGGTAAATTTTTAATAACAGAACCATCCCAAATTATAACAATTACAAATTCTATACCTCGAAATAGTAGCGATAGTCAAATTTATGCAGGAATCTATTCTAATGTAGTGCCAGGATTGCCAGGAGATGGAATTGAAGTTACAGTAACATCTAATTCAGTTACAAGTTCAGTTCAGACAGGAACGAATTTTAGGCTTACACAGACTGGTAACAATGTCGAGCCTGTTGTTGTATTTAAGTTATCGCAATCTGGTACAAATATTGGTTTAAACCTTCCTCGATCAGATGTGCCTCTTCCTTATAGTGGATTATATGACGCTATAGACACAAATCTTGTAAATGCTGGAGCCACTAATGTAAGTACAAGTGGTGTACCAACTATGGTGACAAATTTTACCACTTCTAGTGTATTTACATCAAATCCTGGCACAACAATAACTTTTACTGGCATATTTCTTTTACAAAACCAACATGCGACACCACTAGGCACAAATACTGCTGCTACTTATGTATCAGGTGTATTTGAAAATCAAACAACAACGTCATCAACAGCAGTTGCAGTTAATAAAACAGGAAATACTATTATTGTAAACGGAGTGGAATATGCAGATAATGCTGAAATAGGCATTATAGGTGAGAATGCCAGTGGCGCCACTACAACTTGGACAGTTCCACCAGTTACAATTTCGACTCTAGGTTATGCAGAAACTACAGAAGATTTATCTTATATTTTAAATCAACAATTTACAGATTCACTTTCTACTCTAGGCGGAGCATTAGTACATACAATAACTCCACCAGAATCAGTATTAGGTGGATTCATATCCGCTGAAATGTCTAGTAATTATATTATTACTAGATTAAGGATTCCAAACCCAAATAATAGTCTGGGCAATAATAGACAAACAGGTTATTATGTACAGATATACAAAACTACAACTGGTGATTGGACAGATACCGAACTATTGCATACAATAAACCAAGATGAACAACATGAAAATGGTGAATATGGTTACGCATTAGCAATTTCAAATGATTATTTTGTTGTTGGTGATTATCGTGCAATGAAAGTCTTTGACAAGACTTCTAGGCAGGCACTCGTGAACTCAACCGACTGGCGTTACGGAAATGGTTCTGGTAAGGTATTTGTTTATGACACTATTACTGGAAATCTACTTCATACATTAACAAATCCTAACGATAGTCGTAATGCGCTCTTTGGATTTAAAGTTGCAATATCTGGTAAATATATTATCGTTAGCGCTCCTGATGAATATGGTATTGATTTTAGAGCGTCTATTGTTGGAATATATGATACAGAAGAAGAATTACTTTCTAGATCAAAAGAACCTCGTACTGTATATAATAAAGGTATTGTATATGTTTATGATGCAACTACTGGAGAACTAGTTGAAAATATAGAAAATAGAACTTCAATTGGAAGTGGTAGATTAGAAAAGTTTGGCAGTAATCTTGCAATAGATGGTAGAAATGTGTTAATTGCAATTCGTCAGCAACAAAACTCTGCATATGCAGAGCCTCGTGTTGATCTTTTTGGTATATAGAATAAACAAATAACTTTAACTAAATTAATTTTTAATATAATTGGAGAATAAATAATGGCAGATTTTAAAACCCCAAATCTTTGTGGTGCAAGTGAAGCACTTAATAATGCCTCATCTAAGATAGAAAATTTAATAAATGAAATTGATTTAAAAATAGATTCAGTTGCATCAGAAGCTGCAGCTGCATTTAATAATAAATTGAATGAAGTTAAAGCAGGACTTGATGGACTTGCAATAGATATTCCCAAACTACCAGCAGTTAATTTTCAATCAGAAATAACAAATCTTATTAATAATGTGGATAAAACAACTGCACAAGGTTTTGCAGAATTTACTTCTAAACTTGCAGAAATTGAAAAAGACTTTGGTGATGTGCTTACAGAAAAAGGACTATCTATAGATAAACTTATTACAGATGCAACAACAAAACTAGGTGGTGGTGGAAATCTTTGCGACCTTGTTCCCAATTTAGAAATACCAGCTGGTAATAGTGGAACTGGTGTAACCACAGAAGAAAAAGAAGAAAGAGGTTCTGGCACTTCAATTACAATATCTGAAACTCCAAAAGAAATTATATCACTACAAGGCAAGAGGGCTGGTACAAGTTTTTTTGGAAATGTAACTTACAAACAATCTGGCAAAACATTGACAACAACACAAATAGATAATGATAATAATTTAGTTAGTTATACTGAACTAAAAGTAAAATATATAATATCACTTATAAAAGAAAAACCTATTGCTGCAAAACAAGCAGCTGCTCCAGCAGAGACAGAAGAAGTTTCTATTGTTATAAGAAATTTGAGTGTAGAAACTAAAAAGACAGAACTTAAATCAAAAGTTGAAGCTGTAAAATCTGGAAACTCATTTACTTCTACTACTAAAAGTACACCTATATTTACACCAACTGGAAAGACAATTAAAGCAACTACATCAAAAGATGCAGTCACTACAAATGAAAATGGCGAAAAGGTTAGATCAACTAAATCTGCTGATGGTATTGCTGGAAAATATAAAAGTGTGTTAGAAGTTTTTTGGAGTGCATCAGAATTTGATAGGTATAAGAGTGGACTTGCTGATAAATTCAAGAAGGGAAAGGGCCCAAGCTTAATTTCACTTGATGGAAATTCAGATTGGGAATTTTACATATTACCTTTAAAACATGAACCAGTTGAAATAAAAAAAATTATGTGGGCTCAATGGACATTAAAATCTGCTGGTTCTGGTATAGGAAGTGGAGATGGTTTAGTAGCAAAAATGGAAAAAACAAATCCACTCAATCCGAATAATCTTGCAATTGTAAACTCTCCAAGTGTTCTTAAAGGTAAAACTTTAGATTTTGGGCCCAACGCTGGATCAACTAATTTAAAGTTACCAATAGGCAAACCATTATATATTGCAGTCAGATACAACATTCTTGATACTACTGACTCAAACTATATATCAGCTGATATAGGAACTAGTAGGACAGTTGAAATCACAGAGGAATTTTATACTTCTTCATTACCATCTAGTGTAGACATAGATATTGAAGGATTTAAATTAATTGAAAAAGGGAATGATTTAAATTTAAAACACATACCAACTTCTATAGTTGAAATAAATGCTAGAGAATATCTTTCAAATGGTAAAGATTATAATCAATTTATTTTTCAAGAAGGTCAATTAAAAGGAAGTGGTGTTAATAATATTATTCCTGCTTTAGTACCCCCAAAGAATTTAAGTTTAATTCCAAAAAGTACTGAAGGTGGTAATCCAAATAATATTAATATTGTTATAATTGTATATAATTATTTAGAAAAAATAGACCCATCAGTTAAGGGTTAATCGTTATAAATAAAAGATAAATTAGGAGTCCATTAACATGGTACAACACTATACTCAATCACAGAATAATATTACTAAAAATATTAGAGAACATATAGGACTAGTAAATATTCGTGATGAGAATCGTTCTAATAGTGATGCTTTGGGTAAAATAGTTTGGTTAATGGGTCATTCTGATCATCACAATATTTATAGAGTTAATGATTTATTTGAATTAATTATCCCACCAATAGCATGTCAACAATTTCGTATTTGGGAAGGGAAATCTCACCCAGATGGGTTTATGACTTGGGCTTGGTTGAGTGATGAAGCTACAGAAGAATATGAAAAAGGTAACAAAATGGTAAATAGACATGATTTTTCTGGTGGTAATAATCTATGGATTGTAGATATGGTAATGCCCTTTAATAATTCAAAAACTTTACTAAGTGATGGTAAGCAATATTTGACTAATCTTTATGGTAAAGGTACAGTTCTTAGAGGCAGAAGAACTAAAAACAACTTATTTAAAAAGGTGATTTTGTAATGGGTTCAGGAATAGGTTATGCAGTACCATCAGCTGATGGCGGCTCAGCTGAGTATAATGATGTTTCCGAGTCTTCCCAATCCGATCAAGAATCAACAGAACAAGAAACATCTGTCAGTTCTAACCAAAGTGTGATTGCATCTTCTAGTAATTATATTGCTATTCAATATAGTGGATCTACAGGTGTAGATCCAAGCTCTCCATCAGCTGATCCTGGGCCAGCAGGGGGAGATGGAGATGGAGATGGTGGAGCTAGCGATAGTGATGGTGGAGAAAGTTATGAAAATTTCTTTACCACAGGTTCTGGTGGAAGCACATATGTTAAAACCCCAGTAAGTCCATATTATAATGAAGGCGATAGTGATGATGGGCCAGGAGATAGTGGTGGAGATGGTGGTTTTTTTGGCGGAGAAGATTATTATACCAAAGGAGGATCATATACTGAATCTCCAATAACTCCAAATTATGGAGATGATGGGCCAGCAGGGGGAGATGGAGATAGTGGAGCTAGCGATAGTGGTGGATCCGGCAATATCGATAGTTATGGAGAATTCTATATATTGTCTAGCAGTGCTTCAAGTGCTTCAACCACTTCACCTTATAGTGCAGATACAAATTCTGATGGAAATGGTGAAACTAGCGATAGTGCTTTCAATCGCCGATTATCTGGTTTTGCACCGCCGCCACCTTTAGCAATTGTTTTAACACCAACACAAGCATTAAAACAATCAACAGCACAACAAACAACTAAGACAGTTACTTTATCAGATGCTACAGCTGCAGTATCACCTAACCCACAAAACTTTGATGCTCAATCAAACAACAATAATGGTAGGAGCAGTAGAAAATATACAGACTTAGATTTATTCTTTACTAAGAAAATTCATAGTTCTGATGTAAATATATTAACAGATATAGAATCTGTTAAGCGTTCTGTTCGTAATCTTGTCCTACTAAATACTTACGAGAAACCTTTTCATCCAGAAATTTCATCTGGTGTTAGAGGTATGTTATTTGAATTAATGACTCCAGTAACAGCAGTCATTCTTTCTAAACAAATAGAAGATGTGATTATTAACTTTGAACCAAGAGTGCGACTCGTTGGTGTTCGTACTACACCAGACTTAGACAAAAACGCATATGAAGTTAGTATAGAATTTTATGTTGTAAATACACCAACAGAGTTAGTTGAACTAACCTTATTTTTAGAGAGATTACGATAATGGCCGTAAACAACAGAAACCTTAGAGTTACAGAACTTGACTTTGATAATATTAAAAATAATTTAAAAACTTTTTTTAAAGGACAATCTCAATTTAAAGATTATGATTTTGAAGGTTCTGGTTTAAATATTCTTTTAGATACTCTTGCTTATAATACACACTATCTTGCTTTTAATGCTAACATGGTTGCTAATGAAATGTTCTTAGATAGTGCGAGCTTGCGTTCTAGTGTGGTATCTCATGCAAAAACTTTAGGATATGACGTTAGTTCTCCAAGAGCTCCAAGAGCATTAATAAATGTCATATTATCAACAGATGCAAATTATAAAACAATGCCAGCTGGTACTTCTTTTTCAACAACTATTGACGGAACAAATTATCGGTTTGTAACTGTACGAGATACTACCTCTGTTAATAGTGGAGGTAATATTACTTTTAATAATGTTGTTGTTTTTGAGGGAACTTACATAACTTCAAAATATATTGTAGATACTTCTGATATAGATCAGAAATTTATACTTACTGATCCACGAGCAGATACATCTACTCTTACTGTTAAAGTTCAAAATTCCACAACAGATGCAACAACTAGATTTTTTCAACAAGCAACAGACATAACTCAAGTAACTCGAAATTCTAATGTTTATTTTATACAAGAGATTAGTGCTGGAAAATTTGAAGTATACTTTGGAGATGGAATTATAAGTAAAAGTGTTTCTGATGGAAACATAATTCAATTAGAATATGTTGTTACAAATAAAGGTGAATCAAACGGAGCAAATAATTTTTCCTCACCATCTTCAATAGATGGTGTTACTAATATTACTGTTACAACTGTGTCAGCTGCAGTTGGTGGTGCTGAAGCAGAAAGTATTCAGTCAATAAAATTAAATGCTCCACTTGATTATGCATCTCAAGGTCGTGCAGTTACAACAAAAGATTATGAAGTGTTTGTAAGAAAATTATATAGGAACACACAAGCTATTTCAGTTTGGGGTGGAGAAGATGGAAGTTATGATCCGGCAACTGGAGTAAGTTCGACACCAGAGTATGGTAAAGTTTTTATTTCAATCAAATCTTCAACTGGAGTTAATTTAACTTCTCTACAAAAATCAAATTTAGTAGCCGCACTTACTCCTTATAAGGTTGTATCTATAATTCCAGTAATTGTTGATGCAGAAATCACAAGTCTTATACTTGATATTAATATAATATTTAATACTAATATAACAAATTCTACTAATGACGAAATATCAACAAAAGTTTATAACACAGTTTCAAAATATTCTAATTCATTTTTAGAAACATTTAATGCACCATTTAGACACTCAAGATTATTGGGATTAATTGATAATACAGATAATTCAATATTAAATAGTGTTGCAACTGTTACATTGGCGAAATATATCACACCCTCATTATCAACTTTAACGGATTATAAAATAAATTTTAATAATACATTTTATAATCCACATTCTGGACACAATGCATCTGCTGGTGGTATTATTACATCTACTGGATTTTATTTAAATAATGTAACAACCATTGAATATTTTTTTGATGATGATGGTTTTGGTAATCTTAGACTTTATTATATATCCTCTAATACAAAAACATATATTAATAACACAGTTGGTGTAGTTGATTATATAAATGGTTTGATTAATATTAATAAAATTATTATAACTGGAGTAGCTGGTGTTAATAATAAATTCTCAAGACGAATTCGTATAATGGCAATACCAAACTCTTATGATATAAGTCCAGTAAGAAATCAAATTCTTGAAATTGATATATTAAATACAACTATACGGGCAAATGGTGATTTAACGACTTCAACTGGAGTTGGTTATTCTACCACAACAACTAATACTGGAATAACTACAACAACAGTAACGAACCCATCATCTAATCCTACAACTACAGTATCAACAGCATCATCAAGTTCTTCATCAAGTTCTTCATCAAGTTCTTCATCATCAAGTTCTGGATATTAAAAAATGGCAGACAAGAAATCAAAATTTCTAACGAAAATATCTCCTCTTATTGAAGGTCAAGTGCCTGACTTTGTTCAGGCCGACCACCCAGTATTCGTAGACTTTGTTAGAGATTATTTTAAATTTTTAGAAGCTGGTCGTTTAACTGTAAGAGTTGTAATTAATTATATTGCAACAGAAAATGCTATATCTACATACGTCATAAATGAACAAACTCGCTCTAGAATTGTTTCTGAAACTGGAAATGGTACAACTGGAATGTTTACTGTTGGTGAGACAATTACTGGTAAAACATCAAAAGCAACTGCAAAAATTCTTGTAGAAGATTCTAAAAATACTTATCTTTATATTACTGGACAACAACTATTTCAAACTGGTGAAACAATTACTGGTGAAACATCAAAAGCAGCTGCAATCGTTTATGAGTATCGTGGAAATCCAATTCAAAATATTCAACAGATGTTAGAGTACGCTGATGTAGATAATACTCTTTATGATTTCTTAGACAATATGCGTGATCAGTTTATGGTTTCAATTCCAAATACTCTAGCAGATGGTGTTAATAAAAGAGATGTAATTAAAAATATTAAAAATTTATACACTACTAAAGGAACGTCTGAAGGTCATAAACTTTTTATGCGTATTCTACTTGGTGAAACAGCTGAAATATTTTATCCTAATACTAATATGCTTAGGGTTTCTGATGCTACATGGAAACAAAAAACAATTATACGTGTGGTGCCTTTTATTGGAACTAGTGGACTAGAATGTATAAATGAAATCATTACTGGGAAATCTTCTCTTGCAAAAGCAATTGTAGTTAATTCACAGGTTGTGACACAAGGAGCTAATTCTGTAACTGAATTTGAAATTGATAATATAGTTGGAACTTTTATAGATGGAGAAATTATTACTGGATTTTCATTTAGTAAAAATATTATAGTTTCCTTTACAATAAAAGAAATAATTTCATCAACTAAACTTTTTAATAATGGACTTCTTTATGCAGATGGAGAAGTCGTTGAAGTTGAACCTATTGGAAATTCAAACGCATCAATAGTTGTTGATGGTATTAAAACTGGTTCTGTAAGTAAAGTGATTGTTGAAGATGATGGTTCTCTATATGAAGTTGATGACGTAGTTACTTTCACAAATACTGCAAATTTAGATTTCAATGCAAATGCAGCTACTGGTTTTGTATCTATGGTTGGTGGTGGAGTTCAACTTGAAACTGGAACATTAGATGATTCTACTTTAACTGATGATGCATTACTTTTAGAAGAATTTACAAACGATACACTAGAACTATTTTCAATCCAAATAGAACAACCAACAACTAGAATATTTGTTGGAGATTCATTAACTAAAATTTTTCCTATTACCACTATTGCTGCAGAATATGGTTCAAATGCTGAGAATATATCAACAGAAACAGATGGTTTATTATATCAAGAAAATAATAGTATTAATATATTTGATACATTACAAGTTAAGATTAACGAAACAAAAATAGATGCTATTGCAAAAGATGGAACAGTAACTTGGGTTGCATCTGGAAGTGAAATTACCTTTACTATTGCTCCTGCATTAGGAGATATTATACGTCTTTCTCCTACTGAAAATGAACATATAGCTATTGATAGCATTGATGGTTCTGGTGCATTTACTAATCATAAAATAAAAACAAACACAGTTATAGAAAAATCAGATACTTATGATGTATTAGATAAAAAATTTGTTTTAGAATATGAAACATTTAACAATCTTAGTGTTCCAGCAGAGGCAGGAACAATACAAAAAATCTTTGTAAATCAAAATAGTGGTTATATAGAATTACCTACTGTAACTGTAACTTCTCTTTCTGGAACTGGTGCAAAACTTGCTGCAACTACTACAGATATTGGTTCAGTTAAATCTTTAAAGATTGCAGACCCAGGCTTTGATTATGACAAAGATAATCCACCAGCTGTTACAGGAACAGCTCACTTTGTTGTCAAAGATGTATCTGGAACTTTTGTTGTTAATAACAATTTAACTTCTCATACTGGAACAGTTAAGGGTTGGAATAGTACAACTCAAATTCTTGACACAACTTTTGAAAATGTTATAAGATTTGAACAAGAACAAGACGGAATTTTTAATGAGGGTATTCAGCTTGAAACAGGAATGTTAACGTCTACACCATTTAGTGTTTTAGCAGAAGATGAACAAGACTTTGAACCATATGGCGAAGGCGATGATTTTATATTAGATGGAACTGGAATATTTACTCCACCTTCACGAACATTTTACCATAAGGTTCGTGTTGGTAGAAATGCAGACGATACTGCAAACATATTTTATATCAATGATGTATCACAACCAGTTTTAACTTTATATTCTGGTGACACACATTATTTTGATTTATCTAACAGTACACTTTATAATAATGATTTATTATTAAGTCATCCATTTAAATTTTCTGAAACTTCTGATGGCACCCATAATGGTGGTTTTGAACTCACATCAAAAGTTGTTGCAACTGGAATAGTTAAAAATGCTGACGGGCCAAGGTTTAAAATTGTTAGTGAAGATGGTGTTAATTTCTTAACAACAGAAAATTCATCAATTAATTTAGTTCCGTCATATATTTTAAATGAAACATCAAAAGTTTCACCCCCAAATGTAGTTGTTAATTTAGAAACTGTTACAGGAACAATTAAAGTAGGACAAGTTGTTACTGTAACACAACAAGTGTTTGCTGGGTCTCAAAGCCAAAATTTAGAAAATATTTTTAATTTTTTATTAGATGCAGATTATAATAGGAAAAATTATGCAGATGGAACATTGACTGTTACATCTATCATATCCCCAACATCATTTACTGTTAGTGAACCAGTTAGTAGTTTTAATAATGTGTCTTTAAGTTTTACTGGTGGAGTTACAACTTCTGCAGCATCAGTTGATGTTGGAACAGCTGGTGCATTTCTACAAATTATTATTCCATATGATATTGGGGAACTTAATTATTATTGTAGTAATCATTCTGGTATGGGAAATATCGCATACACACCAACTTATGAAACTACTGTGGTTGATGAGGGTGGAAGTATTATACTTGACTCAACTAAAGAAGGCCCAAATGTTTCACTCATATTAGTAGAAGATGTGTCTTTCAAAATTGTTAGTGAAGAAGGAAAAGTTTTTACTCCTTATATTGATGCAAAAATTATTGCTGAGGGATCAAGTTTTTCAGATTTTACTGCTGGATATCTTACAACAGAAACAGATGGTTTTTTATACCAAGAAAATATTCTTCACTCCACTACATTTATTGAACGCTCTGATGGAGATGTTATAGCATTAGAAACATCATCAAACAATTCACCTGCTCATATTATAAATGAACAATTTGAATTATCTCCTAATATTAAATTAGAAGAACTAAATTTTAACGAAGAAGGTGTTGTTATACTAGAAACTGCCTCTCAAATTGGGAATGATATTGGGGGTAGTGTAATTTGTGAAATTGGCATAGATAACATAATTAGTAGGAACAATAGTAATTCTGTTCATTTGGGTAAACATCTTGTCTTAGAAGACGATAGTGGAGATATACATCAAGAACAAAGTATTGACGGAATATTTGAAGATGTTGGTGATAAACTAAAATTAAACAGATATCACGAAAGAAATATAGGTACATCTATTTTTATTGAGGGAAATAATGTTTTAAAATTAGCTACTGAAGAATCTGGTGATGCTCTTATTTTAGAAAGAACAGATAGTACTGGTGCTTCACTTACTGGAAGTTCTGCTACAGGTGGTACAGATGCTCGTGATAAATTTCTTTTAGATGATGAAACTGGTAATGGAAAATTAACTTTAAATGCTTCAAGTAGTTCTCTGGATGATGTAGATGGACATATCATTAATCAAGAAGCAATAGATTTTTCTAAAAATAATGTTACTATCACGGATTCTGGTGGCGCATCTGGAACAATTATGCTTTCTAATATTGCTATTGGCGGAGCAGCTGCTGATGTGACAC